GGCTGCAAAAGCACAATTAGATGCTAAGGCTGCTTTAGAAAAAGCACAAAAAGATTATCAAGATGCTTTAGAGGCACAGGCTAGAGCAAGACAAGCACAAATAGAAGTAGAAGCAGAGGCTGCACGTAAAAAGGCTGAAGAAGATGAGCGCAGAAGAAGAGAGCAGCAAAATGATTATGATTATAGCCCAAGCACAGTATCTAATACAACGCCTTCATCACCAGTAAGTCCATTACCACTTACACCATCAACTCTTTCTGCTCAAGCAGCAAATATAAGTCCAGTTACACAAACACCGCCGCCACCACCAGTAAAAACTGCACCAATAGATACTATTTTATTTGATGAGGAAGCAGTTCCAATTCAGATTATGTCCGACCTTATTTTTGAAAATATTGGAGGGCAGGAGTTAATTAATATTGCTAGAAATGATACAGTTAATGGACAACAGATTATTTATCAACCAATTAAAAATTTAACACAAATACAACAACAGTATAACCCTAATAATATTGTTAGCCTTCAGGCTACATCAGATAAATACTTCCAAAATTTTTCTATTAAGTTTGATACAAAGGTTCCAACACAAGGCGGGCGACCAAACGGAGAGCATGTCTACATAGATCCTGAGACTGGAGAATTAGTTGTGGAAGCAGTTAATCTATCAGAGGATGAGCAGATAGAGGTAGAAATTACCACAGGTGGTACAATATATGAGGCGGAATTATGATTACAGACATTGGCAAATCTATCATTGGTAAGTACCTGCTTGGTCAGGCACCTGCCTATGCTTCCTATATAGCAGTTGGATGCGGGGCACAGCCTTTAGATACTGTAGACCCTTATGGCGATTACTCTACTAAAGAAAATCTAGATTTTGAGATGTTTCGTGTTCCTATTTCTTCTCGTGGTTTTGTTAATGACAGCGGTACAGAAAAACTAGTTCTAACAGCAGAACTTCCAACAGAAGAAAGATATGAAATAACAGAGATAGGACTATATTCAGCAGGATCAAATCCATCTGCTGGTGCGTATGACAGCAAAACAGTATTTGCATTTACTCAAGGTGAGAACTGGCAGTATCATACAAATGTTGCAGCAACATCAATTCCTACAATTACTGAACCTTTAGATGATCCAGCAGACGATAATATTATTGCTACAACAGATTTAGTATTTCAAACAAATGCAGACAATGCTATTTTTTATAAAACTCCACGTCCAGAAAGATATGAGCGTTGCAGATTTTTAAATAATATTATTTTGATTCGTGGAGATGATTCTGACCTAACTATTGATTCTTCAACAGGAAGTGCTGAAGGTCATTTTCTAGTAGAGCCTGGCTCTAACCATATTCATTTAACTGGAGCAGATGTTAATTTTACCCGCAACTCTCCAATTGATGAACTTAGACTTGCATTTTCTTTAGTAAGTAAAGATGGAGACTCAGCAGCAGTTCCAGATACAGTTAGAGTATTAGTAGATTTTGCCGAGACAGATTCAGAAAATACTGGAGAGTTTGCAAGATTTGAAGCAGAACTGGAAAATGGCAGCGGTAGTGCTGGAACATATGACTTTTCTACTAATAGATATTTTGTAATAACTAAACAACTACAAGAACTATATCAAACACAAGGATTTACCTGGAATGCAGTAACAGTTGTAAAAATATACGCATGTGTTCTTGTTGCTGATACACCATCTGACGATTATTATATTGCTTTAGATGCCCTTCGTTTAGAAAATATTGCTACAACAAATCCACTTTATGGTCTTACTGGATATTCTGTAGTAAAAACACCTGATGCAGAGACTATTGTTAAGTCTCCTAATACAAGTAATTATATTGAATTTAGATTTTCTGTAGGGGTAACATGATGGCTACCCAAGAAGTTATTAAAAAATTTAAAACGACTAACGCTGAATTACCACCACTTAGTGCAGAAACTGAAGGATATTCTGTAAGATATAGAATTATTTCATCAGACAAAAACAGAACATCTCATTGGTCACCAGTATATTTATTGCAACCAGGATATACTTTTGTTCCTGGAAATATCGAATTTTATAAAGCAGGATCAATTGCCAGTATTGTTTGGGATGCTGTAGAAATAACAAAGGTTGAAGGAGCAGATACATATTCTATTAGAAAAGCATTAGAATATGATTTCTGGGTAAGGTGGGATCGTGGCGGTAATGACGGAGACTGGTTATATAAAGAAAGAATTGAGACAACATCTTTATCTTTACCAATACCTTCAACATGGACAATAAATGGAGTTGTTCAGCCTACTAATCCTAATAGAATGAGTATTGAAATATATTTAAAAGGTGAGCCAATTGAACGGGCTGATGGTCCAGTTGGAACACCGTTTTTAAAAGTTTATAGACTTTTAAATGAAACCGTCTAATGATATAATGGAGAGATATGGCTAAAGTACCGCTACCAGAACGAGGACAACCGTTAGATGTTACTTACATCTATCAGTTGGCTGACACTATTAATGATATTTCTACACAAGTATCATCTGCTACATATAACTACACTACAGTAGATACGGTATCTGCTGGTAAACAAAGTGTAAAGACTTCTGAGGCTAGAATAGTTGGTGGATATGTAGAAGTTGCAAACAACTCTACAGTAAGCGCAGGAAATGAAAAAACATTTTCTTATGATTTTCCATCAGATTTTAAATATGCACCAATTGCTTCTGCTACAGCAGTTAATATTGGTAATACACCAGCGGGACAAAATGTAAATGTTATTTTAAAATCAGTTACTACCTCAAGAGTGGAAGGAATAGTACGATTCGGTGCTTCTGGAGATCTTTCTCTAGCAGTCCATCTAGTTGTTATTGGTATTACAAACTAAGGGGGAATTTAATCTAATGATTTATTGCAATAAATGCAATGGCAGAATGTTTATTGATAGGCAGTACTCTAGCGAGATGCATATTGAAACATACTGTATTAGATGCGGTAACAGAAGATTCTATCATCCACCATCACAGAGTAGGTATGGGCAATGGCTTTTGGACCAAGAAAACTTGAGAGCAAAGACTACAATAACCAGCCTGTAATTAAGGGTAACCAAAAGATTTGGTTTTTAAATGGTGATTTAGTTAGACTATACCACAGTTCAAGATCTACTGGTTTAGTTTCTGTTTATAATATAACAAAAGATAGAATAGAAACATGTCTAAGAACTGATTTTAGAAAAAACAGACAAAGGGCATATACTGTAGCAGAAACTGCACGACTTGTCAATAGGCATCGCAAATATTTTCCAATGTTAATTAAACGTGGAGTCATTCCAGAACCTACTGGTGCACAAGTAAATGGAGTGCGTGGATGGCAAGTAAGAGCATATTACTCTGAGTCGCAAGTAAAAGACATTCGTGATATACTTGCAAGTATACATATTGGAAGACCAAGAAGAGATAATTTAATAACAAATAATTTAACTCCAACAAGTCAAGAGTTGACACGAAGAATCGGTGATGGTATACTGGTTTATACAAGAACAGAAGACGGTAGATTTATTCCTGTTTGGGGAGAGAGCATTAATTAGCCTATGAAGGAGGCAGTGGTGGAAGAAAGACAAGATACGAAAGTATCAGTAACATTAGGATATACATTAAACTTAGGTAACTTTCAATCTTTGAGAGTTGATCTTGGAGTAGTTGATTATACTCGTGATGGCGAAACAACAAATGATGCAATGGATCGTGTTTATACATTTGTTGAAAGCAAAGTAATTGAAAAAGTAAACGAAGCAAAATCTGAGATCTCAGAGGAGTAGTTGTGGCTGATCGCAAAGACCGAATGGCTTTGCTCAGTCGCTACAATAAACTTCATTTGCAGAGATATGAGCAGAAGTCTAATCTCAATCTAAATGTTGAGCAATGGGCTGCAGATGCCCTTGTTGAGTCCTATGGCATAAAAGATTGTTATGATTTATTAGACTATTATTTTTCTGTTGCCCAAGATCCTAACTGGAACTTCTTTGCATACAATGCTGAAAAAATTCTTAATGGTAAACTAGAAGTAAATGCAGATATTAAAGAACGAGAAGAGCGTAGAAAATTAGCGAGGAAGTGGTTAAGTGAATAATACAGAGGCAAAATTAATAACAGCAGTATTAAATGATAAACAGGTACATGTTTTACTTCAAGCCAATGTAGATAATATTTTACGTACCCATAATGATGTATGGCGATTTATTAGAAATTACTCAGAGCATAATGGCACTGTTCCGCCAGTATCTGTGGTAGTTGAAAAGTTTAGAGACTTTACTCCAGTTCCAGAAGTTGGCGCTACTAAGCACCATCTGGATGAACTTCAGGTGGAATACCTAAATGATAGCCTTAAAGATATTATTCGTAATGCAG